AGACCCAGCATCATCTATTAATAAAAGTGCTGACTATTCTACTATAGTTACGATTGCAATTGATAAAAAAGGTAATAGATATGTGTTGCCTTATTATCAAAAACGTGCTACACCTATGAATTTAGCAGAAGCAATTATACAACAGTTTAAATTATATAAACCAGACAAGGTTCGTATTGAGTCTGTTGGTTACCAAGAAATGCTTAGAGAATATTTAAAGACTAGATGTGAAGAAGAAAATTTATTTATACCTGGACTTGAAATAAAAGAAACCCCTAGAAATTCTAAATCAGTTCGTTTAGAACAATTACAACCCTACTTCGCACAAGGTAAGTTTTATTTGTTAGATGATATGCAAGAGCTTAAAGATGAGCTTTTACTCTTTCCTAGAGGAAGACATGATGATTTGCTTGATGGACTTTATTATGCAAATAAAAAAACTTATGCGCCTACACACGATAAAATTAACAAAGAAGAACACGCTATGATGGCGAGAAAGTTAAATAAACCTATAGATTGGATGACAAGTTAAAAAAAAGGTTTGCACTAAACCTATGACATTATAGTATATTAACTCTTGTCATGGCAGAAAAACCTAGAGAAGTCAAAATAACAGAAGATTTATTGCGTGAGTATTCTGGAGCTAGAACAGAATGGGCTAGTCAAGCAATCGAAGACAATGAGTTCCGTAATGGAAAACAATGGACTGATGAACAGATTAAGTCCTTAAGAGCTAGAGCTCAAGAACCTCTTGTAGTAAATGTAATATACCCAGCAGTAGAACAAGCAAAAGCTTTACTTACTACTCATAGACCTAGATTTCAATGTATAGCAAGAGAAGATAGTGATACTGGTACAGCCAGAGCTATATCTGATTTAATGTCGTACGTATGGGATTTAAATGATGGTAATGTAAAATTAAAACAAGCAATTGATGATTACTACGTTAAAGGTATGGGAGTTTTATGCGCATACTTTGACCCTATGTGTGATTTTGGTAAAGGCGAAATAAAACTAGAGGCTGTTGACCCTCTTGATGTTTATATTGACCCTGCTGCTAAAGACCCTTTCTGTCAAGATGCTAATCATATTATTATTGGTAAAAGAGTGATGGAATCACAACTAATACATGATTATCCAGAATATGCAGAAATAATTAAAGAATCTACTGAAACATCTATGCTTGCAGAAAAATCTACTAGCAGAGGTAAGCTGCTTGATGAAGCAACTATACCATATGATAATAGAGGTAGATTATCTGGAACATTAGAGCAAGATAGAGAATTAGAATTATGTCAACGATATACTAAAGTAAAGATTTCTTATATAAGAATTTATGACCCATTTAGTGCTGAAGAAAAAATATTAGATGAAAAACAGTATGAAGAATATCAAAAAGAACCAGCGGTTATGCTTAATGATAAAGATGGGGAAAAGATAATAACAGAAATAAACGAAGTTCGTAAGTGGCTTGGGATTGCAAATGAACATGGTAATTTAATTTCTATGGCTTTAGACCCTGAGACTGGGCAAGAGATGATAATGCCAGGAGCATCATTAGAGCCAAATAGTATTGCTGGTACTACTATTGAAATTACTCCAATTACAAAAGGCAATTTAATTAATGATGAAAGAATTGTTGCAGTAGAAACACTTAGAACACATATAAGATGTTTTGTATCTGTTGGAGATAAAGAATTATATACTGTAGTTAAACCTATAGAAAATTATCCGTGTGTAATATTTATGAATGGACATAATAGAAATCCATTTCCTATGTCAGATGTTAGACACGTTAAAAATTTACAACAATATATTAATAAAGTTAGAAGTTTAATTGTTGCTCATGCATCTAGCTCGACCAATGTCAAGTTACTTATTCCAAGAGGCTCTATGAATAAGCAAAAACTTGAGGAAGAGTGGGGCAGAGCTGGCACCGCTGTTGTAGAGTTTGACCCTGAACTTGGTCAACCTATTGTAGCAGGTCCAGTACCTTTACCAAATGAGTTATATAAAAATGAAGCAGATGCTAAAGCAGACATAGAAAAGATATTAGGAATTTATGCTCTAATGCAAGGTGACCAAAGCGCTGCCCCTCAAACTTACAAAGGCACAGTTGCTCTTGATGAGTTTGGACAAAGACGTATAAGGTCTAAGAAAGATGATATAGAAGCAGGTTTAAATATGCTTGGTAAAGTAGTTATAGACTATATACAAGGATATTATACTGATGAAAAAATTATTAGAATATTAAGACCTAATCGTAAAGAGCCTGATGAACAACAAATTAATATGCCTATAACAGATATATCTGGATATATTGTAGGAAGAACTAATGATGTTACTGTTGGCAAATATGATTTAGTAGTAGTATCTGGTTCTACACTACCTTCTAACAGATGGGCTAGATTTGAATATTATAAAGAATTATATCAACTTGGTGTTATAGACCAAGTAGAACTTTTATCACAAACAGACGTTGCAGATATGGAAGGTGTTATGGCTAGAAAAGGTCAATTACAACAAGCAATGCAACAAATACAATCACAAGAAGAGCAGATTAAAAAATTACAAGGTGATTTACAAACTGCACAACGTGAGTCTGTACATGATAGAAAAAGAATTGAAGTTAAAGAGTTTGAAGTTAAACTTGCAAAAGCTGAAGCAAAAGCTGAAATGGCTACGCAACTTTATCAAACAAGACTTTCTGATGAAATCAGAAACATCAGAGAGGATGCTAAACGAATAGAAAAGCAAGATGCTAAATCTACTAAGAAAATCGTTGGCATTAAATAGTGTTGCTGATAATAACAAACACAAGGAGACTAAATGTCTGATAGTATAAATGTTATGGGAGATGCTGCAAATCCTATTCAAGGGGGTAATGAAACTATACCAGTTGAAAATGCTGGTGTACCTAATGCTCCTGCTGGGAATACGGAAGGAACAATCTCTGCACAAAATAACGAAATTCCAAAGGACCAAGCTCCAACAGGTCAAACATATCCTGTTGGTAATATGGCTGAGCCTGGAGAATTTGATTCTAGAGAATCACAAGAACCAGCGAAAGAAGACCCTAGTAGACATCAATATTGGCAAAGTCAACATGATAAGGTAAATAACGAGTTGGGTAATGCTCAGAAAGAGCTAGAATATTATAAACAGCAAATTGGACCGTTAGCAGATTATTTAAAAAACAATCCAAATGTTGTTGATGCTATTGACCGACAACTCTCCAATGGACAACCTCAAGGTGACCCTCAATTTCAGGCACAGCCTGATATGAGAAATCAAGAGACTTCGTTGCAGGAACCAGTCAGACCGACAAAACCTAGTGACTACAATGAGGTTGATGCTTACAATGACCCTGACAGTTCATCTTTTAAATATAGAACAACTATGGATAATTATAGAGATGATATGATTTCTTTTATGGCTGCTAAAGATATGCAAAGAGAGAAATTTGCTCAAGAGCAAATGGCTCAACAGCAGTTAATGGCTGAAAGGCAACAAGCTATTAGTCATGTTCAAAACAATTATGGTTTTGATACTGCTAAAGCTCAAGACTTTGTAAATTTTATTACAGACCCTAGAAATGTTACCTATGATAATCTTGTAGAAATATATAATAAAAAAAGTGGACCGTCTCAACAAGAAATAGAAGCAAGACAAAATATGGCTAAAGCAAAACAGATGAAAGAAAGAGTTAAAGTTCCAAGAGAAACTATAAGTACTCCTGGCATTTCTGCTCCTCCTATGTCTGATGAAGAAGCTTTTAGTGCAGATTTAATTGCTTCGTCTAAAAGGAGATAATAAACAATGGCTACAGAAAAGAATTTAGGTGCCAGTGGTGTTCTCTATACAGATAGAAGGGATTTCTACATCAGCCCGCAAGTCGTCAAGGAATTGTGGACTGACGTAACTCCATTTACAACAATTATATCTAATAGAGAGACACGACAAACTAATGACCCGTTGTTCAAAATGTTTGAACACAGACAACCGTGGATAGAACAAAGATGTTACATTAAAAGCAGCACAACTACAGTTGCTGCAGACAATGGTGAAGATTCAATTGATATTGATAACATCTTAAACTTACCTACACCAGCTACTACAGGAGAAGGACAAGCTTGGGTTGGTTTAACTTTTGAAGTTTGGGATTCTACAAATACAACAAATAAAGGTGTTGTACTTTGTACTAGTGTTACAGATTCTGATACTATTAAAGTTAAAAACATGACCGATGCAAGTATTACTTTTGCAGATAATGACATTTTATATGTTATTGGTAATGCACATGGTGAGGGTACTGAAGCTCCAGACGCATGGGCTGATGAACTAAAAGTAGTATGGAATAGTACTCAGATATTTAAAACACCTTTACAGGTTACTGGTACATTATTACAAGCTGCTTTAAGAGGTGAATCATCAGAACTTGCTAGACTTAGATTACAAAAGTCTCAAGAACACAAAATCCAAAAAGAAAGAGCTTTCTTATTTGGAACACGTGTTGGCGGTACTGGACTTCAAGAATCTGCATATGCTGATGGGTATAATGATACTAATAATGATGAATCATTTGCTGATGGTGGTAGAACTGAAGTAGGTGGTTCTAACTTAGTTAGAAGTACTTATGGAATGATTTCAGCTCTTGAAAAGTATGGTGAAGCTACTGCTTCGCATGACTATCAAAACATCTTTACAATTTCAGAAGCAAGTTACTCTTATGGTGATTTTGTAGACGATATGGAAAAAGTTTTCCAATACGTTCCTGATTCTGGATATAAGCGTGCATTTGTAGGTGCTGGCGCACTTGGTTACTGGTCTAAAATGGCTGGTGCATCAGGTATGGCTGGTAACTCTGGATGGACAGTAAGTTTAGGTGACATGAAGAGAGATGCTCTTGGATTCAATTACAGAATGCTTGAAACACCTCACGGAATGGTTCAACTTATACCTACTCCTTCATTAAGAGGTAGATACAATAAACACATGCTTATCGTAGATGAGTCTAATTTATTCCATGCTCAATATCGTGCTCCAATGTATCAAACTAACATTAAGACAGATAACGCATTTGATGGTGTGAAAGACCAGTATATGTCCGATGAAGGTATCGGTATTACTCAGATTAACTCTCACTCATTAATGAAGATAACTGCTTAAGGAGGTTTGAACAATGGCTAGACCTTATTTACATGGAACTAGCGGAGGTGTTAAAACCTTGGCAGCTGACACTACGTTATCTATGGCTGATTCAGGTAAAATATTTATCTGTTCTCAGGCAGGAGATTATGACATAACATTACCAGAAGTTGGTGATGCTAAAGGATGGGTGGGAACATTTATTCTTGGTACTGCTGGTAGTAACGACTTTGATATTATCGGAGGAACTACTGGTGCAATGTTTGGTGCAATAGTTGGTGATACTAATACAACTATTGATGCTGCTGATAAAGTGTTTTTCGATGCAAGTAATGCAAATAAAGGCGACAGAATAGACATTGTCTGTGATGGAGCTTCTTATTTTGTTACTTCTTGGGCAGACGCTGCTACTGACGTAGGCGCTGCTTAATACTAACGCTTAACAACTAGGGTGGGGGGCTTTGCCTCCCACTCATTAACTTTGGAGAAGAATGGCTTTACCGTCAAGTTTTAAATTAAGAATAGAAGATTTAGCAGGCTTTGCTTACGCTAATAACGACTATACTACTGCAGATGACGCTGCTTTACAGCAGTTTCTTGTAGATGGTTGTTATGATGTTGTATTTAGAGTAAGTGCTGTTACTCCTGATATTGTTGATAGATTTACCACTAAAACATCTAGCGGAAGTTTTACAAATGGTAGTGCTTCTGATACTTATAGAGAAATAGCGTACGTTTATAGAAATGGTTTAAAATGTACTGCAGGTAAATCTAGATACCATGATTCTTATACTGATTCTACAAGTATACATTATGCACATGCTGAAAGACCAACATGGTATATATTTGATGGTGGTATTTATATACAGCCAGCACCTTCTTCAGTAACTGTAGATATATATCATCTACCAAATGATTATAGTATCAATGTAGATAGTAATACTATAACAGATTTTCCAAAAGCATATTATGAACACATATGTTTATATGCTGCAATTAGAGTTTTAGATTATAGAATACAAGAAGTAGTTCAAGAAGATGAAGACCCAGAAATGATGGGATTGCTTAGAGCGCAACAACAAAAATTACAAGCTGATTATGAAGCTAAGTTTGCAATACAAAGTGGAGGTAGAAAATAATGAAATTAAAAGAATATATGGACATTATATCTGAAGCTTATCCAGAAGTTGAACTTGCTGACGTAATAAAGATTTTAAATAGAGCAATAGAAGATTTTAGTGAAAGAACAGAAATAGTAAAAGACTCTTATAATGCATCTACAGTTGCTAATCAAAGATATTACAACTTACCAGACGATGTTATAAAAATTATAAGTGTTGATGTAGATGACGAGGTTGCTCCTAAACTAATAGGAGAACCTTCTAAAAGGGATATGACTTAATGGCTACATATAAAGGACATACTAAAGGATATGTATGGTGGACAAGAAAAGGTGGTAGACAAATTGGTGTTGCTACTACATCTGACCTTTCTACATTTACATCTCCAACAGAAGTAAAAACTATAAGATTATTTACAGTAAAAATAGCAGATAAATTTAAAGATGAAGATTTAGTTGCTGGTTCTATAGATATGGCAGAAACTTGTACAGACATACCTACTAGATTTCATGAAGCTTTATTATTTAAAGCAATGGAAACATTATCGGAAAGAGCAAGTCAATGGGAAGTAGCATCATATTATAGACAAAAGTATAATGACCTTGTAATACAAGCTAAAAGATATGCTAACACAGAAAGCGATGGTAGAAGTATATTTACTGTTGCACAACATGATATGTAATGTCTTTTAATTTAGATACTACGCAAAATACAGTTTACAGAAATTACCTATCTACAAATTGGTCTGATATATCTTTAAACTGGAGCATATTACTTTCAGGAACAAATTTTTCAAAAGATACAATAGGTACTAATGACTTTACATTAGACAGTATTGGAAATAATGACTTTGTAGAAGATTCTTTTTAACGTATAATAGGAGCAATTAATGGAATTAGCAGATTACATAGTAGAAATTAAAAATAAAATTATAGAATACAAAAAGTTAGAAAATTTAAAATACGAAGAATACGAACATCTTAATATGATGAGAATGAAAGCAGAAGGAGCTTATGACATCTTACAACAAATCTGGGAAGAAGAAAAAGCCAGCGAAGAAGAAAAAGAAAAAGAATAAATATTAATGGCAGACTTAACTAGCAAAACTCCAGCGGCAACATATAAGTCCGTTTTAAATGTAGGTACAGCAGACAATCAAGAGCTTGATACTACTTTACGTGTTATAGAAGACGGTAAAGGTAATGACTCTGATTTAAAACTTGCTACTAATAAAGCTAGAGTTAATACAGCTTTAGGTATAGGAGTTGACCCTAGTTATGCTTTAGATGTTACATCTACTTCAGCAATAAGTGCTAGTTTTGTAAATAATCAAGATACTAATTTAGTAGGTTTAAGAGACCAAGATACAACAAGTGATACACATGTTGCTATTGGTGTTCAAGATAATGATTTTATTATAAGGGCTGGTAATGCAGAAAAATTAAGAATTTTGTCTGATGGTAAAGTAGGAATAAATGATGCTACACCATCTTATCAATTAGATGTAAATGGAACAGGTAGATTTACAGGGCAGTTAAATGTAGATTCGCATATTGTTATGCCTGATAATGCTGAAATAAAATTAGGAACAAGTTCTGATTTGTTAATACACCATAATGGAAGCAATAGTGTTATAAAAGATAATGGAACAGGTGATTTATCTTTACAAAGTAATGGTGCTAAAGTAAGTATGTATGATGCTGCTAATGGTGCTTTTATGGCTAAATTTAATACAGGTGCAGGTGTAGAATTATAT